AATTAGTTCTTAAAGGAAAACGTGTTTACAAAATTGGTGCTCCTAATAGAAGAGCTGGTCGTGGTGATTCAAATGATTTAGTATTACTTGATGAGCTTCGTGAACATCGTAATTGGGAAACATGGTCAGCTACTGTTGCTTCAACTAATGCTAGACCAAATGCTTTAGTAATTGCATTTAGTAATGCTGGTGACCCTGACTCTGTTGTATTGAGACAAGTTCGTTCACAAGCTATATCTGAGATAAATGAAGATAAAGAGTCAAAACAAAATTTTGGTGGTGATGATGTAGATGATTTAGGATTATTTGAATGGTCTGCAGAAGACGAATGTGATACTAAAGACCCTATTCAAATAGCAAAAGCAAATCCTGCATTAGGATATGGACAGCTCACATTAAGAGCTGTATTAGCAAACGAAAAAACATTTCCAGAAAATCAATTTCGTTCTGAGTGTCTATGTCAGACTGTTGAGTCATTATTACCTGAACCATTTCCAAAAGGTGCTTGGAGAAACTTACTTGACTCAAATTCATGTATTGCACCACAGAGTGATTTATATTATGGTATTGATATGAGTGCTGATAGAACACAAGTATCAATTTCCGTATGTGGTTTAAGAGATGATGGTAATTATCATATAGAATGTATTGCTAAAAGAAATGGTTTAGATTGGGCAATTGATTGGTTTAGAGTAAGAGCTTTGAAAGCACCAATGAAGTTAGCATTTCAAGGAAGAGGTGCCCCTGTTACTGGTTTAGCAGAACAGATTTGTTCTATGGAAGGAATGATACGTATTCCTATTGAAGGACCTGATTTAACAAATGGCTGGTCAAGATTTTGGGATAGTATTGCTGCTGGACAACCTGTTATTGAAGGTGAACCAGAACGTGGTGGTGTAAAAACTTATCATTTAGACCAACCAGTTTTAAATGTACCTGCTAAAACATTACAACTTAAAAATATGGGTAATGGATTATCACTTCCTGATAGAGGTAAAAGTCCTGATGATATATCACCATTATTTGCAGCAGCGATGGCGTTTGCAGCTGCCACAAAAATTGAAGTAACAAAAGAAAAGAAAGTCTATCAATCTGTATATACAGAAGATTATACAGTTTCTTTTGTGTAAAAATTTATAGAAAGGAAAGGAAACAAAAACTATGGGTATTTTAGATTCTTTACGTAAATTATTTGGTAGAGATGTACGTATTTTCTATGGTAACACAGAAACAGAAATTCCATCTGTTGAGTCTTTATCTCCAAGAGAATTATTTGCTACACAAGCTAATTTATACTCAGTAGTCTCTTTTCTAGGTTCTTCTATGGGACAGCTACCTTTAAAGGTATACGAACGTAGGGGTGAAAATGTTAGAGTAAGAGATAGAGAATCAGTTGCTGCAAAATTATTATTTAAACCAAATGATGACCAAACACAGAGTGAATTTATTAATGCACTTTGTATTGAATATTTACTTTTTGGTGATGCTCTTGTATGGTTACTTCCAGATATTAGTGATTCTGGTTATCAGCTTAGAATTATACCTAGTGATTGGGTAGTAGAACGTACATGTATTACTAATTATTCAGCAGATAAATATAAAGTAAGAACTACTACTGGTGGTATTATTGAAATCGATAGTAAAAATATTATTGAATTTAAAGAATATGCTCCAGGTGCTCCAGCTAGCCATTTATCACCTATTAGTGCCCTTAAACAGACACTTATTGAACAGATTCAGGCTGATAAATTTAGGACAAAACTTTGGAAAAGCTCAGGTCGTATGAATGCTTATATTTCTAGACCGGCTAATGTAACTCCTTGGACTAAAGAAACTCGTGATGCTTGGACTAAAGCATTTAGAGAAGCTTGGTCTGCAGGTGGTTCAAAAGAAGGTGCTATTCCTATTCTTGAAGATGGTATGACCTTAAATCCATATCAGTTCAATTCTAAAGAAGCACAGTTTGCAGAAGGTAAACAGCTTTCTAGAGAGGATGTTGCTGCTGCTTATCATGTAAACCCATCATTGATTTGGCATACAAATACACAGACTTATGCTTCTTCAAAAGATAATGCTAGAGCTTTATATGCAGAATGCTTAGGGCCATTGATTCAAACATTCCAGCAGAGAATTAATGCTTTCTTACTTCCTAAAATTGGTGTTGATTCAAGCAAAATTTATGTAGAATTTGACCTTGAAGAAAAACTTAAAGGTTCATTTGAAGAGAGAGCTTCTATTATTCAGTCTGCAGTTGGTGGTCCTTGGCTTACAAGAGATGAAGCACGTTCTGAATATAATTTACCTCCACTTCCTGATAATGTTGGTAAAGAAGTAATTGTACCTCTTAATGTTGTCACAGGAGGTCAGGCAAGCCCTCAAGATTCAGTAGCAGATGCTTATAAATTTATTGAACCTTGTAAGTGTGGTTGTCATAATGTTAAAGAAGTAGAAGATATTGAACCTACTACTGAAACTATTGACACAGAACCTACTGAAAAAGATACTGATATTATAAATGAAGCACTTGAAAAGTTTTTCAAGCGTCAAGCAAAATCAGTTCTTCCAAAATTGGGTGTAAAAACAGCTGATGCTCCTTGGTGGGATAAAGACCGTTGGGATAAAGAATTAACTGATGACTTATATCCTATAGTATTTGCAATGGCAAATAATAAAGGTACTAGTATAGCTAAAAAATTAGGTAGCGTATATAATACTAATATTACTGAGGGATATTTGAAAAAATATGTTGGTTCACAAGCAGAATTTATAAATAATGCTACTTTAGATAAACTTAAATATGTTGAAGATAATGAAGAATTTCTTAATTCTGAAGAAAATACTTCTGAAGAACCAAAAAATCCTAAAGAAGTATACGAAAAAAGAAGTTCTTTCGATGCTAAACTTATTGCAGGTTTATTAGCATATAGTATTTACAAATTTGCTACAAAAGAGTCCATTTCACAGGCTCAGTATCAAGGTAAAATGGAAAGAACTAAAGTCTATAAAGTTTGGATAACTGGTTCAAATCCTAGACCAGAACATGCTCGTATGAATGGCGAAAAGAGATTACTTGATGATAAGTTTTCAAATGGAAGTGATTGGGTGCATGATGATATACTTGGTCCGGATGGAACTTGTGGCTGCAACTGTAAAATTGAAGTAATTATAGAAAAGTCGTAAAAAACACTCACGAAGGGCTATTTATTATTAATAGAGTGTTAGAAAGGAGAATGACTATGCCTAACTTAAAGAAAGTAGAAGTCGCTGTTAAATATGCAGAAGGCGAAGATGGTATTGGTTATATTGAAGGATATGCCTCTACTTGGGATAAAGTACCTGATGCTTATGGCGATATTGTTCGTAAAGGTGCTTTTGCAAAGTCTTTACAGAGATATAAAGAAAGTGGTCGGTCAATTCCTCTTCTTTGGGCACACCAGATGAATGAGCTTGATTCATATATTGGAACAGCCGAAGCAGATGAAGATGATAGAGGACTTCACTTTATTGCTAAATTTGACGATACAAAGGAAGCACAGAGAATCCGTCAGTTATATAAAGATGGAAGACTTGCTAAATTTAGTTTTGCTTATGATACTCTTGATTCTGGTATTGTAGAATTGGAAGATGGTACAAAAGCAAATGAACTTAGAGAACTTGATATTTTTGAAATTTCTTGTGTACTGGTTCCTGCAAATAGTTTTGCAGAAGTAGTAGATGTAAAGGATTCAAAAGTAGAAGAAAAAGCTGGAAAGAGAAATTCTGCAGCTGATGAACAAACTATTCGTAATGCTATCGCACTTCTTCAAGAAATTCTTGGTGAAGTTGTAGATAATGATGACTCTTCGGAGAATAATGATGAAGGCAATTCTAAAGATGGTGAATCGGAAGAAAAGGACCAAGTTGTTATTAACGAAAAGCAGAAAAATGAACTTTTAAACTTTATCAATAATATGTAAAAAGGAGAACAAAACAATGAATTTAAAAGAACAGTTAAAGGCTAAGAAAGCTGAATTAGCCACTTTAAAATCTAAGATTGAAGCTGGTGATGCAGAAGCTATTAAGGCTGGTGCAGAACTTGCTGAAGCTATTAAGTCTCTTGAAGCAGCAATTGAAGAGGCTACTAAGGCAAATGACTTACTTAAGATGATTGGTAATGAAGAGCCAGCTGAGGAACCAGCTGCTGAGGAAGATGGTATGAAGGGTCTTGTTGCTAAGGCTAAATCTGTTGACAGAAATGTTAAGGGTTGGTCTGTAAATGCTACATTTGGTAAGAAGGCTGCAACTACTACAATCACTGCTCCTCAGATTGCAGATGTTGACAAGACTGCTGCTCCTGTAAAGAGAGGTCGTAGAGTTGCTGATTTACTTGGCGCTGCTACTATTTCTGGAAACGCTGTTACTTATTATGTAAACGGCGCTGTTGAAGGTGATGCTGCTGTTACTGCACAGGGTGCAAAGAAAGCTCAGATTTCTACTAGCTTCACACCTGTAACTGCTGCACTTAAGAAAGTTACTGCTTTTGCAAAGGAAACTTCTGAAGTACTTGAAGATGCTCCTTTCTTAGCATCTACTGTAGAAGAGATTATCAACTACAAGATTGTATCTAAGGAAAATGCAGAAGTTGTTTCTGGTATTGCTGGTACTTCTGGTATTCAGTCTGTAACTTATACTGATGGTCAGCACACTGGTGATGCTGCTACTCTTGCAGATGCTATTCTTTTAGCTAAGTCTAAGATTGCTGATGCAACTGATTATGAAGCTGACTGTGTACTTATCAATCCTCAGGATATGTTCGCTCTTAGAACTGCAAAGGATTCTAACCTCCAGTATATTGGTGGTGGTTACTTCACTGGTGCTTATGGCAATGGTGAATATGTAGCTCCTGCTACTATTTGGGGACTCCCTGTATTTGAGAGCTCTGCTGTAACTGCTGGTGAGCCTCTTGTAGCTGCTGGTAAACTTGCTGTTAAGGTTTATCGTAAGGGTGACATTAATGTTAAGATTTTCGACCAGAATGAAGATGATGCTCTTTACAACATCGTAACAGTTCTTGGTGAAGAGAGATTACTTGTAGCTGTTAAAGAGCCTAAGGGTGTTGTTAAGGTTTCTAAGGCTACTGCCTAAGAATAATTAGTTTAGTACAATAACGTGGAGGTCTGAAATATGACCTCCACAATAATAAAGGAGGAACTAATTATGATGAAGAGATACCGTATAGGTAATAATGTTTACTGGTATGAAGAAGGTAAACAGCCTGAGAGTGCAATATTAGTAGAAACTAAAAAAGGTGCTAAGGCTGAAGTTAAAGATAATGCCAAGGTTGAAATTAAGGTTTCTGTACCAAAAAACAAAAGTAAAGGAGTGAGTGCAAAATGATAACAACTTCTTGGGGCTATACTCTTTTAGATGTCGATAGTATGCCTGATATTATAACTCAGGAAGAGTTTAACAGTATGACTGCTAACAAATATGCTTTAGATACACGAGTATCAAGCGCCATTAAGTCTGTTACTGCCTCTATCCGTAACTATTGTGGCTGGCATATTGCCGACTCTCAAAGATGTGAATTAGTGCTTAATGCACAGGATTTACGTATTACAAGAAAATATAGTGACATTAATATCCAATTACCTTATAGATTCGTTTCAAATGTAGAAAAAGTTATTCTTAATGCTACTAAAGAAAACAATGAATGGGTTGGGGATGAATGTGAATTTAGTTGTACATATAATGGATTCCTTACTGCTTATGACGCATGTATTGATTCTAGAAAATCAACTATTGTAGTTATTGCTATAGTTGGTGTAACTGATACAGATGCAATTAAGGGCCTTATTGTAAATAAGGTTTCACATGTACTTAATGGAACTAATGGTATTCAGTCTGAAACAGCTGGCGGTGTATCTATTACATATAATGCTAGCTATGTAAGTGGTTCAAAAGCTAACTCACTTATGACGGATGATAAAGAATTGTTAAATTCATATAAAGTCGTAGACTTATTGTAAGGAGGTGTATTATGATACCTTCTTTTTGTTCACAATCAATAATTAGGAAACGTGCTGGTGTAAAAGAGTCCAGAGGTTCAACTATCTTAGATTGGAATAATAATACTGAAATAACAATTGAACCTGTTTCTGTACAACCTGCTGGTGGTAGTATTGATACAAATGGTAGAGTGTTAGGTATTACTGACTCATATAATGTGTATTGTAATACTGATGCAGATGTACATGCTGGTGATAGAATTATATTCAATGGTAAAACCTATGATGTAGATGAAGAACCTGGTATCTGGCAGTCTCCAACTGGTCGTGTAAGTAACAAACAATTTGGAATGACTTTGCATAAGGGGTGATGATTATGGCCTCTAAAACAAAAATTGAATTTATAAGTAAAGGTTTTCAAGATATATTATCATCTGACGGAACAAAGTCTTGTGTAGAAAGTGTTAGTAACCAAATAAAGGCAAATGCCGGTCCAGATTATGAAGCTGATGTATCATATTTTGGTCAAGGTCATAGATGGATGGGATTTGTACATACTACTGACTATGATTCTATGAAGGACGAGGCTGAGAACAAAACTTTAACAAGGGCGGTGAGATAATGGAAGTAGAAAGAAGTATAGATATTGAAGATGAAGTAAGACTCGCTTTAGCTCCTTACTTTACAATCTATTGTCGTCCATTACCTGAAAATTTTGAATTGCCCAGTTTACTTGTTACTCAGACTGGTGGTAATGATGATAATACGATTGATAACTTCAATGTAACGTTAGATTCGCGAGCAGAAAATGAAGCAGAAGCACTTAATTTATTGTTAGATGCTACTGCAACACTTAAAATGGTCGCAAAATTACAAAATACCAAACTTAGGTATTGTATTGTAAATACTAGTGGTTCTTGGGGTAATGACCCTGTAAGGCCAGAACTTGCATTAGCAAGTGCACAACTTACAATATATACACATAAAGAAACGAAAACTATTAATAATAAGTAAAGGAGAAAATAGCTATGACTCATGATGTAAATCTTGGTATCGGTCTTGCTACCGGTATGGCTTTCCATGCACCTGCTGGTACTGCTCTTCCTACTTATCCTGGTGAAGCTCTTGCTGAAGCTTGGAAAGAAATTGGTGCAGTATCTGAAGATGGAATTACTTATGGTATGAACCATAATATGACTCCTCTTCGTAACTGGGCAAAGGTTATTGAAAGACTTATGGCAGCAGACGGTGATGCTACTATTCAGGCTCCATTTATGGACACAACTAAAGATACTTTAGAGACTCTTTTTGGTGCAGAGAATGTTGTTACAACTGCAGCAACAAATGAACATGGTGCACTTATTTCAATCACAATTGGTCCTGACACTATGCCAGATGCTGAAGCATTCCTCTTCTTAATGAAGGACGGAGACGATATGATTATGATTGGTTCTACTCGTGCAACAGTTACTGCTGTAGATGATATTACTTTTGCTCCAAATAACGCAATCATTTGGAATGCTACTATTAGCTCAAAAGATTGGACTATTGTAAAAGATAACGGTCAGACCGCGTAAATTATGCTAAGGAGGAGCACTATAATACTTAATTGTAGTGTTCCTCTTTTTTACAAAAAATAATATTTAAGAAAATCGGAGGATTATTATTATGGCACAAGTAAAGTTGAATAACAAACAGTATGACGCGAAAGATTGTCTTGAAATTCGTATCGGCGAAAAGAAGTACAATATGCCTTTAGCAAATTGTATGCCACTTAAAATCTTAAAGAAACTTACAAAAGATGCAGATGTTGAAACTATTTTGGAAATTTTAAATAATTATATTCCTGAAGAAGTAACTGATGAACTTAGTGTAGTAGATGTTAGAAACATCTTTGAAGCATGGGGTTCTGCATCTAAAGAAATTTCCGGTATTGAGTCGGGAAAATAATAGGCCTCGCAGGGCTGATAGATAAATATAGTGACTCACTTGAATATGACCTATTTTGTAGAACAGGTCATTCAATGGAAGAACTAGGCAATACACTTGATTGGAAAACGATGTATAATTTTGTTACACACCTTGATAGTGAATCAGCCTTTGCAAAACAGCTCAGTCCTGAGGCAGCTGAGTGGAGTTCTGTTGCTAAAACAAACTTCATACTCGCTGATATATTTGACGTTCTTTCTGCTATAAATTACAATTTACGACAGATTGGTGGAGGAAATACAGCACAAAAACCAAAACCTTATCCACGTCCTGGTAAAAAGGATAGTAAGAAATTTGGTAGAGGTGCTATTCCTGTTACTAATATTCGTGATTGGGTCAAGTCATACCGTAAGAATAAATAGAAAAGGAGATGACAATTATGGCCTCAAGCGGAATTGAAGTTGCACGCGCGTACGTCACTATTGTGCCTTCTATGGAAGGTTCTCAAAAAGCGATAAGCCAAGAACTTGGTGCTGCTGTAGACAAAGAAGGTGAAAAAGCCGGAAAAGGTCTAGGTAGTAAACTTTTGAGTGGTGCAGGCGGAGTGCTTAAAACCGGTGCTAAAGTATTAGGTACTATGGCACTTACAGCTGTAACTTCTGCTACAGCTGCTATTGCAGGCATAACAAAACAGGCTGTGTCATCTTTCTCAGATTATGAACAATTGGCTGGTGGTGTTGAAAAGATATTCTCAGGAATGGACACTTCCAGCATTATGAAGGATGCTTCAGAAGCCTACAAAACTTTAAATATGTCTGCAAATGAATATTTAGAGTCTATAAATAGTGTTGGTGCAATGTTTAAAGCCACTATGGGTGACGAAAAAGCATACGAAACAGCTAAAACTGGTATGCAAGCTATTGCTGACTTTGCTACTGGTACAGGTAAAGATGTTGGAGTTCTTAACGAGAAATTCGCAGCTATTACTAGAAGTACTAGCTCATATCAATCAATAGCTGACCAATTTGCAGGTGTTTTACCAGCTACAAGTGCAGGTTTCCTTGAACAAGCACAAGCAGCAGGATTTTTAAGTGATGAATACACTAAACTTACTGAAGTACCTATAGATGAATATCAACAGGCTGTAGCACAAATGTTAGAAAAAGGTACTGCTGATTTAGGTTTAGCTGGTAATACAGCAGCAGAAGCATTAGGAACTATCTCTGGTTCCTTAGAAGCTTCAAAATCAGCATGGTCTAACTTTGTTACTGCACTTGCTGGTGGTGGCGATATTGCAACCGAATTTGACCACTTAAGAGAAGCTATTTTTGGTGTAGAAGGTGCAAGTAATGGCTTAATTAACAATGTACTTCCAGTCATTGAACAAACTGTCAATGCCATTATTGATGTATTTCCAAAAATTGTAGAGAGCTTATTACCTACTGTAATATCTACTATACAAAATATTATACCAAAAATAATTACATTAGCTACACGACTAATACCAGTAATAACTTCTGCAATAGAACAATTATTTGGTTCTGGATTTGACGAAATAATTAATTCAGTTGTTAGCTCTATTCCAGATATAATAACTGCATTATTGAAAGCTATTCCAGTAATACTTAATGCAATAACTAAAATATTTACATCTGTACTTACTGCAATAACTACAAATTTACCAAAAATACTGACTAGTATTACTTCTCAGATTCCAAATATTATTAGTTCTTTGTTAGAAAATCTTGTTACTATAGTTGAAGCAATAGTTGATGCTATACCAGACGTGTTAGTCACAATAATTGACGCTTTGACCGGTATCGTAGAAATGTTACCTGAGATAGTTCAAATGATTGTAAATGTATTACCTGATTTATTGACATCTATAATTGAAGGACTTTTAGGCAATTTACCTATGATACTTGAAGCACTGATTAATTTGGTGCTCGCAATAGTTGCTGCATTGCCAGAAATTATTATTGCACTGGTTGAAGCTATTCCTACTATAATTGAGAGGGTGCTTACTGCAGTAATTGACTGTTTACCAGACATTATTACTGCTTTAGTAGAGTTAACTTTCTTAATTATAGAAAATTTACCTACAATATTAGCTTCATTATTTGAAGCGCTATTTACATTACTGAGAACTGCCGTATTCGATATACCTAATATCGTTATGGAAGCATTTCCAAAGATAATTGAAGCAATTGCTAATATATTTATTGGCATTGGTACTGCATTTACAAACTTCTGTACTAGTGCAGGTCCTGCAATAGCTGGATTCTTCTCCTTTGTATGGGAAAATATTACAGAGTTCTTTGGTACAATATTTACAGCTGTTGGAGAGTTCTTTGCAAAGGTTTGGGAAAACATTTCAACTTTCTTTACAAATGTATTTACTGCTGTTGGCGACTTTATTAAGAATGTTGTAGATAAAGTTGTTAGTTTCTTTAAAGACTTAATAGACAAAGTTAGAAATACTGTTACAAATATTTTTAACACAGTTAAAGAGAAATTAACTTCAATATTTAACACAGTTAGAGATATTATTACTAATATCTGGAACAAAGTTAAAGAAGTATTTCAAAATATCTTTACAGCTATTAAGACACCTATTGAAAATGCTTTCAATACAGTTAAAAATATACTTACTAACCTTAAAAACACATTCGTTAACATAATAGAAAGCATTAAGAATACTGTAACCAATGTATTTAAAGGTATTAAGAATGCTATTACTAGTCCTATCGAATCTGCTAAAAATTTGGTTAGTAATGCTGTAAATACAATGCACAATATATTTGGTGGAAATTGGCCATTACCAAAGATTAAGTTACCACATATCAGTATAACTGGTAGCTTTAGTATAGCTCCACCTAGAGTACCACATTTATCTATTGATTGGTATGCAAAAGGTTATGATGAAGCTCAAATACTTAAGAAAGCTGCTATTTTTGGTATTGATGGAAATGGTAATTTCTTAGCTGGGGGCGAAAAAGGTAATGAAGTAGTTGTTGGTGAAGAACATTTAGTAGAGTTACTTAATAATGCTACAAAACCTAGTGTAAATAATAATAGTAGCATTGTTGTAAATGTATATGGTGCTGAAGGTCAAGATGAAGAAACTTTAGCAACTAAGGTTATTGAAAAGATTCAAGATATGACAAATAATAGGGAGGTAGTATATGCGTAAAATTAATTATAATCTTGGGCACTTTATGTTCAATGGACATAACTCAAGTGAATTTGGAATTTGCATAGAAAAAACTCCTTCTTTAGACAGACCTAAGCGTCAACACAATGTATATAAAGTTCCAGGTAGAAATGGTGAAATTGTTGAAATGCTTAATGCTTTTGACAATGTTGATAAAGAGTACGAAATTTGGGCTGCAAATGATTATTATTCAGACTCAACTAAAGATATGTGCTCTATTTCTGAATGGCTTTATTCAGCAGATGGATATTGCAGGCTCGAGGACGACTTCGAGCCTGACATATTCAGGCTTGCATACTTTGTAGGACCTATGGATGTTGAAAATTTACTTAATTTATATGGTAGAACAAAGGTGGAGTTTAACTGTAGACCTGAAAGATTCTATAAATCAGGTGAACAGACTTTAACTTTAAGTAACGGTGATACTATCTATAACGAAAGTAAATTTACCGCTAAACCACTTATTAAGATAACTGGTAGTGGTAATGTAAGTATAGGTATTGGTAGTCATACTATGTATGTTACTGGCCTTACTGACTACATTTATATAGATAGTGATAATATGGAGGCATATCGTCAGAGTGCTGAAAACAAAAATAATACTATTTCTGGTGAATTTCCAGTTATTGATTCTGGTTATCAAGTAGTTCATACAACTGGAACTGTAACAAATATTGAAATTACACCACGTTGGTACACAATCTAAAAAGGAGGATAAATAGTTATGTTTCCTATACTTTACGAAAACATTACTACTGGTGTGGTACCGGATAATTTTGGTATTGGCGTACTAAAAGATGCTTTAAGTTGTGAAGTTACAGAAGAACGTAATGGCGAGTATGAATTGAAACTCAAATATCCTTCTTCTGGAGCTTATGTAAACCAATTAGTACCAAGAGCAATCATTAAGGCTAAACCTAATTATACTGATGACCCACAGTTATTCAGAATATATAAGGTTGGAAAAGTAATTAATTCTAGCTTTACTATATATGCAAGACATATATCGTATGATTTAAGTGGTTTTCCTATTACAACAGGTACAGCTAATAATGTAAGTGATGCTCTTACTTTATTACAAAATGCTTCTCCAGGCTATGTATTTAACACAGATAAATCCACACATGCTAACTTTACAATTCATACACCTTCAAGTGTACGTTCTTGGCTTGGTGGAAAAGATGGTTCTATTCTTGATGTATATGGTCCTGGTGAATACAAATATAATAATTTTACAGTATCATTTTTGGCAAATAGAGGCCAAGATAGAGGTGTTACTGTAAGATATGGTAAAAATCTTACTAAACTTGAAAATACTGATGATTCTTCAAATTTAGTAACAGGTATTATGGCTTATTGGCAATCTACTGATGAAGATACTGTTACAGTAATCTCAGATGTAATTACTACAGGTGTTACTCTTGATGTGGTTGCTGTAAATGTAATTGATGCTTCAGGTGAGTTTGAAAATGAACCTACAACAAATCAGCTTAATAACTATGTAAATAAGTATATTCAGAGTCATGAAGTACAAAATGTTAAGAAAAACTTTAAGTTTGACTTTGTTCAAGTTAGTAGATTACTTAAAGATAGAGTTGACTTGTGTGATACTATTCATATTATATATGAAGACTATAATATTCAAGCAACTGCTAAATGTATTGCTACTACTTGGGACGTACTTAATGATAAATATACTGAAGTTGAAATCGGTGAGCCAAAAACTAATATTGCTGATACTATTTCTAGTATAAATAAAGCTGTTAGTGGTCAAATTACTGGTAATCAAGTAAGACAAGCTATAAATAGTGCAACTGAACTTATTACAGGTAATAAAGGCGGATATGTTATCTTACATGACTCAGATGGTGATACTTATCCAGATGAATTACTTATTATGAATACACCAGATATTTCTACTGCTACAAAAGTATGGCGTTGGAACCTTTCTGGTCTTGGATATAGTTCAAATGGCTATTCTGGACCATTTGGTTTAGCTATGACTATGGACGGTGCAATTGTTGCTGATTATGTAAAAACAGGTAATCTTGTATTTGGTGGTGGTGGTAATACTGATGGTAAACTTGAAATTCGTGATGCTTTAGGTAATATTATATGTAGATTTGACAAAACTGGTGCTGATGTAAAAGGTCATATACAGGCAGAATCATTTACTGCTGATGCCGGTAATAATTATAGTGTAGATATTTTAACTACTACTGAAAATGTAAGTATGTTGGGTAAATTATCTGGTGCTTTATTATATAGTAATGGTAAACCAATTAGTGGTTTTGCATATAATCAAGGTAGTAGTGCTCCAGTATTATTTGTAGCTGAACCATCATCTACAAGTATGGGTTCTACTATTGGTATGATAAGGCAAAATAAATCTTCTGGTGGTGCTAATAATATAGAAACATATAATCGTTGGATGAATGGTGATGATTATAATGATTATTGTACAGTTCAAATGGTAGCTGGAAAAAGCAATTCTACAACTAGGCAGGCACAGCATAATGCAAATATAGTTAATCCAAATAATTCAAGTTATTCTGGAAATGCTTATGCAGGTTTTGGTTTAACTGAAACAAATAATGCTGCACGTACTGGTTCTATGAGTGTAGAACTTGGTGGTGGACAATCAGTTAGTGGAAGTGTAAATAATAGCACGGCCAGCCTTAGTGCAAAGTCTAAAAGTGCTTCATTATCATTAACTTCAACAGATGGACCTACTATATCTGCATACGCTTCATCGAATAGTCATGGTATAACACTTTATAATAGTGGCACATCTTCAATAGACTTAAATGGTTCAAATGGTAATGTTACATGTGTAAGGGTAACACAGACTTCATCTGAAAAGTACAAAAAGAATATTGAAGATTTAACTGAAGAAGAAGCTAAGAAGATTTTAGAGCTTAGACCGGTAGATTATGACTTTATAAATGAATCACAAGGTACAAATATGCATGGCTTTATTGCTGAAGAAGTGGATAAAGTTATACCAGACCTTGTAAAGCATACTTCAAAATATCCAGATAACATTGTAGATGAAGATGGTAACGTTATTGAACAAGAAGATGAAGTTTCTCTTGATTATATAATGATGATACCATATATTACAAAAATGTTACAAATGCAACAGAAACAGATAGATTTGCAACAAAAGCAAATCGAAAATCTCACAAATGAGTTAAATAAATTGAAAGGAGACTTGAATAACAATGGAACAAAGCATTAATCTTAATACTATTCCTGGCGCCATTTGTCCAGTAGTTAATGTCTCACAAGGTGACGTTGGACGCAAATTTAAAATTCGTCTTAATGAAGATAATCAAGTCTATACCTTAGATGGTACTGAAACACTTACTATTTCTGGTTATAAGCCAGATGGTAATGTATTTATGTACGAAATATCTCCAACACCTACAGGTTCAATCGTTGAAATTGAAACTAAGGACCAAATGACAGCTAGACATGGTGACGTATTATGTGAACTTCGCATTGAAAAAGGTACTGAGCATATTGGTACCTGTAATTTCGTCATGAAGGTAGAAGTTAGTCCCTCTGAATCAGGTCCACTTTCAGAAAGTGCCCTTGATTATATTGAAGGACTTATTCAACATGTAGATGATGATACAGAAGAAGCAGCAGCTAGTGCTACTTTATCACAGTCTTGGGCTGTTGGTGGAACTGGTACTCGTTCTAGTGAAAATACTAATAATTCTAAGTATTATTCACAACAGTCCGCAAGTAGTGCAACAGCATCTGCAAATAGTGCAACAGCATCTGCTAATAGTGCATCAAGTGCAAATACTTCTGCTCAGGCTGCAGCTAGTTCAGCTAGTGATTCCGCAAATAGTGCAACAGATGCACATTATAGTGCTGTTTCTGCAACTAATGATGCTGATAGGTCTCAAACTTATGCTGGTGTAGCACATGGTCATGCTCAAAATGCTGCAACTAGTGAAGCTCGTGCCTTAGCAAATGCAAATTTAGCTGAATCTTGGGCTGTTGGTACTGGTGGAGCTCGTCAAGACGAAGAAACTAATAATTCAAAGTATTTTTCAGAACAATCAGCAGAAAGTGCAACAAATGCAGCTAATAGTGCAACCGCAGCTGAAACTGCTAAAGATAGAATTGAAAATATGACTGTAAGTGCAACAGGTTTGGAACCAGGTTCTACACCTACTGCTACAAAGAGTGAAGTTGGTGGTAACTTAAATATTGCTTTTGGTATTCCAAGAGGTGCAGATGGTACAAATGCCACAATTACTGGAGCTACTGCTAGTGTAGATGCAAATGTAGGTACTCCTTCAGTAACAGTAACAGCTGGTGGTACTGCAAGTGCTAGAACGTTTGACTTTGCTTTCAAAAATTTGAAAGGTGAACAAGGAGACTCAAAAGTATATATTGGTACCTGTTCAACTGCAGCAGCTACTGCAGCAAAAGAAGTAGTTATCCCAGCTGCTCAAGGATTTGTACTTGAAACTGGAGCTATAATTATATTTAAGTCTGCAAATACTAATTCAGCTTCCAATGTAACTATTAATGTAAATAATACCGGCGCTAAACATATCTATTATAGTAATGCAGTGTACACTGGAAGTAGTAATATAGCTACTGGTCAAGCTGGTAGATATATGACTTATATATATGATGGTACAAACTGGGTATGGGTAAGTCATGGACAGGAAGATAATACTACCTATTCTGCAATGTCTGTGGCAGAAGGTCAAACAGGTACTGCTACTTCAGCTAGAACTGTACGTGCTGATTATCTTAAGCAAATTATTCAGTATCTTGCTACTCCAACGGGTGGTACTACAGGTCAGGTACTTACTAAGAAAAGTGATACTGACCATGATTTGGAATGGACTACTTCTTCTGGTGGTGGCGGAGATGTGTTTGCACAGACATTTTTTGACCATAGTGTACAAATAGCAAATGTGTATAGTGATGAATTTTGTACTACTAAATTATATGCAAGAGAAAATGGTACTCCATTCACATTTTCAGCAAATACTAATTATTACTTAGAAACTGAAATAATTGAACTTATTGGTAAACAGATATTTTTTGACCCTTTACAAGATTATGGGCTTGGATATTTTGCTAAAGCAGGTGTTAATAAGTATAATATTGCAACCACTTTTGGTATACCATTACTTGAAGATTTTGGTGATGATACTACACTTGAATTACTGCCACTACATGATGTGTCAAAAGCAAGTATAGAAGGTACTAATAGATTTTCTGGTATAACTGGTGCAAGAAATCCTTCTAAGTCAGAGATTATGCCAGTAAAACCTGCTGGTGTGAATGTTAATGAAGTAGATGACAAGATTACACTTAAATTTTACTTTATGATAACACCTACAACAAGTTTAACATGGACACCAGCACAATATAGTGTAGATTTTAAAATAAGTTGCACAGCTGGACTGTTAACATGGGCAACTTCAGTAAGAGAATTATAAAGGAGATAACCGAATATGGTAAATACTCCTTATTTGGTTCAAAGAGTTGAAGTAGATTCATAATTATTTATGGGCCTATTAATTTAGGCCCATAATTTATTGGAGGCAAAAGCAATGGAAGAAATGATTCTTAACTTGATTATGAATGGTCTTTTTCCAATAGCAGCTTGTGTTAGCCTTGGTTATTTTTGTGTTAAAACTATTGATAACTATAGAAATGATATTAAGGAAATTTCAGCAACTCATAAAGCTGAACTTGATGCTATGACAGAAGCCATTCAAAATAACACATTAGTCATTCAACGTTTAGCAGATAAACTGGACAAAGATGATAAGGAGGAATAAATTATGGCAACAAGCGTACAGATAACCATAGTAATATGTGTAACATTAGTATTGATATGTGCTATCAATACATTTGGTAAAAAGAAAAATAATAAGGAGGACAAAAAAGATGAGTAATAAGGTATATGATATTCTCAAAGATATTGCGTTAGTATATTTACCAGCTTTAAGTACTTTATATGGAGCATTAGCTGCAATATGGGGTCTTCCTTTTGGTGAAGAAATCGTCGCAACAATAATTGCAGTAGATACATTTTTAGGTGCTATTCTTAAAATTAGTAATGTAAGTTACAAGAAAAATTTAGAAAATAAGGAGTGATTATTATGAATTTATATACATGTATGCAAACTCACTCAACTTGTTATAAGTCTACTCGTAAAATGGAAATAAAGGGTATTCTTTGGCATAGCACTGGTGCAAATAACCCGTGGATAAAGAGATATGTTCAACCTTATGAAGGTGATACTAACTATAATGAGGCTATTGCTAAACTTGGTAAAAATACAAATGGTAATGATTGGAACCATATTTATCGTGAAGCTGGTTTAAATGCTTGGATAGGTAAATTTGGAGATGGTTCTGTTGGAACTTGTCAAACAATGCCTTGGGATTATCGTCCTTGGGGTTGTGGTGCAGGTCCAAAAGGTAGTTGCAATAATGGTTGGATTCAGTTCGAAATCTGTGAAGATAATTTACAGGACAAAGCTTATGCTCAGAAAGTTTGGGACGAAGCTGTTGAATTTTCAGCATATATCTGTAAGTTATATGGACTTAATCCACTTGCTACTACAAAATGTGGTTCAGTTACAGTTCCTGTTATTACTTGTCATAACGATGCTTATAAATTAGGTGTTGGTTCTGGCCATAGTGATATAAATCATTGGTTCCCTAAACTTTTAGGCAAAAATATGGAAAATGCTAGACAAGAAATTGCAGCAAAGATGGGTAAAATTCCTACTTCAACTCCTACACCTACTCCTACTCCAAAGCCTACTAAGAATTATTTAGAAAAAGGCGATAATGGTGAAGATGTAAAGGTTATGCAAACTATGCTTATTACTTGTGTATATTCTTGTGGTTCTTGCGGTGCAGATGGTAGCTTTGGTTCCGATACTGAAACCGCAGTTAAAAACTTTCAGAGAGACCATAGACTTACTGTAGATGGACTTTATGGTCCAAATACAAAAGCTGCTCTTGAAAAAGATTATAAGCAGAAAACAAAAACTGCACTCTATAGAGTAAGAATTGCTTGGGATAAACCGAAATCTCAAATTGGTGCTTACAAGATTCTTAAAAATGCTATCAATGCTTGTAAACCTGGTTATTCTGTATTTGACTCAAATGGTAAAGTTGTATATAACCATAATACTAAAAAGTCAAATGAAGAAATTGCTCGTGAAGTAATTCAGGGTAAATGGGGTAATGGCACTGATAGAAGAAATAGACTTGAAGCAGCAGGCTATAATTATAGTGCTATTCAAGATATTGTAAATCGTATGTTAGGATAAGCCAGTACAATGGAGGACGCCAACTCCCGTACTGGAATCCTCCTATTATAAAGGGGTTACTATAGAAATATAGTAACCCTATTATATTTAAAACTACTTACAAACATTATTTTAGGTGTTATAATAAAGAAAAATAGACATTAACCAATTGGCTAATGTCTATTCAACTACTTATTTAAAAAGAGCTGCATATTGCTCTTTATCCTTTTCGTTCATATTATTATAGAAGAAGTTGAGTTGAATTGGCACGTCATTCTCAACTTTTTCTTTATTACTATGACAAGCACAACAACCCTCAGAAGCATAAATACAAAAACTATCACACCAGCTATTATATGCTCTATGATTTTCGATATTCTCCTTTCTATCACTAAGAGCATCTCTTACTCTATATAATGCAGGTACAATAACTTCATCACGCCATGCTTCAAGCTCTTCACGGTAAAATTTAGAAATCATAATCTCTTTTGTAACTGGATTATATACTTCACATATACATGCATTACATTCTTTATGTTTAGTGATAATACCTACTGCACAACATAATACTTGAAACATTTTGTTTCTATCATAACTACGACCAGTTGTTAAGTCAGATACATATACAGTTCCTCTATATGTACCATCTGCATTAATTGCTACAAAATCAGGGTTAAATGTAACTCTAAACTCCACATTATCAATACTTGGCATATATCTACTCATATCATAAGCAGGGTCTAAACTACATTTACCAAATCTTTTACGAAGTGCTTCCATGTGACGACAATAATCTTCACCACATTGTCTAAGTAACTTCTGCTCATCACTCTGTCCTAAATCATCATCACTATTAGTGTATTTTCTCTTCTCAGGTAAACCAAACTTCCATCTAAGAAGATTTTTTGCATACTCATCTACCTTCATTCCAAAAGTAGTTGCTGCATTACACTCTATACGATTTTTAGTATAACTACGTGTTTTACCTTTTGTGCTCTTGTAGTAGTCATCTAAAGAGCCATTTCCACATTTTAAAGAACCTGGACACTTAACAAGTCTATCCATGATATTTGCCCCGATTATTGCATGTTTTGACATAACTTTTTCCTCCTATTAATAATTCTACCAATTATCCAATTTTTAGTAATATATTCTTGTAATTCAGATTGTTTTACAAACTTACAATTTTTACCATCATTAATCCAAACTCTATCTTTATTTTTTCCTTTACAGGTCTCACTTAATTTCTGTTTATGTGACTCAGTAAATTCTACATGATATTCACCACACATACCTTTATTCCAAGGTATACGACCTTTATTTGAATGTTTTCCAATATTAGCTTTACTAATTTTCTTTTTAGTTTCTTCTGAATGACGTTTTCCTATATTAGTTTGTCTTAATTTTTCTTTAGTTTCTTCAGATATATGTTTACCTTTATTCCAAGGAGTTTTACCAAGATGTGATTTGCTCATTTTTTGTTTAGCTTCTTCACTAATTACATGTTGTCCACCAATATCTTTATTATATCCATATTCACTATCAGTAGAATTATACTTTTGTATATAATATATTTCTAGTTCATCGGCTTCTTTTTTAGACAAATCTTTAGCTAATATTATATGCTCAAAATTGTTCCATCCATATTTTTGTATAGCTCTCCAAAAATGAGTATTGTAAGTATAACCTTCGCCATTTTTACCCCAGCGTTGACTCAAATATTTTCTACACGTCTGTCCTATATATACTTTATTATTATATTTATTTCTATGGCAATAAATAACATACGTTTTTTCAATAATTGCATGCTTCATAATAATTCTCCTCTCTTAAATAACTTAAACTTCCTTCTTCTTTAACTTAATTACATTCTTTTTAGAAATTTCTTCAAGTGGCTCATATAATGCCATATATTGATACATCTCTTTATGCCACATCTGGTCAATCATTCTACCTTTCTTAATGACACCTCTATGCTTTGCTAACTCTTCTAAAGCCATAAGTAAATACTTTTCAGTAATCTCTTCTCTCTTGCTCATAATAACTACCTCCTAAATATAACAACTATCCACACTAAATATATCTATAATTTCGTTGTTTAAATATACTGTCAACTCAAAATAATTCTGTTTACCATTCATAGCTAAATACTCTTTAAACTCATCTACTTTCTGGTTGATAATATACTTAGCTGCTTCTTCAACTCCTTCTACACAACTTTAAAGCAGACTATTTTCAATTCTAGTTTCTGACTTATAAATTTCTTTATCATTATCAATTCCTACTGCTACTAATACTAAATTATGATGAGTATTAAGTCCTGGTACGTTAAATAATGGTGTTGCCAAATATTTATATGGATTCAATTCTTCGCCTGTAATAATATCTTCTACGTTAAACATAACTATTCTCCTCTCTTGCTCAAATTCTATTTTACAACAATAAATTCAGTAACATTTTCAACAGTGGTTTTTGTAATTCCATCGTCGAATTCTAAAACTTTATTTTTAGCATCATAATTATAATGCTCAATATTTCCAAATCTTAATTTAACTCCATTTGTAACAAATTCAATTACCATAACTATTTACCTCCCTTGTTTATTATAAATATTATTGAAAAAATGTTTACATTTTGTAGACTTTTTTGTATTATTAGGTTTTTTACCTAATAATATTTACTGTTTATGTATGTTTGGCGAGGAAAATCACAAGCTTTTCGTGATTTTCCTGCCACTTAAATAATATTAGTCAAACCCAAAGAAATCTGGTGCAAAGGTAGTAACAAATCTTTCGTAATCTTCCCATGAAGCAAACATTTCTGGGGAACAATCATAAATACTAAATATCCTCATACATGCTTTGTAATTCACTTCTTCTTCTTCAGTTAATTCAACATCATGAATTGACTTTTGAATTTGTAAATCAATTAAGTCACGAACTTCTTTTGCTAATTCCTCTGACCAACGAATTCCTGATGATGTGTGTATAAATTTTAACTTATCTGCTAACATAATAACTCCTCCTTATTTTTTGTTGATTTGTTTTTTTACAAGTTTCAATTCTGCTTTACCTAACCATTTTTGCCATTTACCACAATCAGTACAATATAGTCCAGTATGAAGTCCACTTGGGTATGTAAAAAGATTTGTGCTATTACAATATTTGCACTTAATAATTTTCTTCATATTAATACCCCCTTAAAATACAGCCTTAATACCTTTTGCTTCGAGTTCAAGTGCTTTTTGTTTTACATCTGCTTGTTTAGAATTTCTTCTATTATTATGTTCAACATCTGACACTTTCTCTACTACAGCATCAGTAGGTATCATATAGGAAGGCTGCTTATTATATTTCTTAGTGTATCGTTTTCTTACTTCAAACTTTTTACCATATAAAGCTACAAGGTCATAATTATACTTTTTAAATAATTCCTTGGTCATATCAATAGCTTTATGATATACTTCATAGAATAACTCATTATTACAAACACCTTTTTCAAAGTAGAAACCATCATACACATTAAGAGTCTTAATACCACGTTCACTAAACAATTTACGCATATAATGTAAAATTATTGCTTCATACTTGAAATACATTCTACCAAAGAAAACTCTTTTGTCTCCATCGAAATCATATACTGAAAGAAACTTATATAAGGCTTCTTTGAGTCTTGTTAAAAACTCTTCATACTGTAAACCAAATAATTGTTCTAACTCAATAATTTCTGCCTGAGTGTATTTCTCTTCAAGAAGATTTAACTCTTCAAGATTTTTTGCATTTTTTCTTGATTTACAATATACACTACGAGGGTCCATATATACTGACATAATATTCTTTTTAAGATATTCTCTTAAATATTTTTTGAAATATGTTATATCAGCTGGACTATCTATCATATCCTTGTATAACTCATAATATACATCTTGTTCTGGTGATAAATATTTTTCGTGTATAAGGTCATAGGAAGAACGATACATCATTGAGTTGACATCATATTCTTCAACTTCTATATCACCAAACCACTCATTAAGAAACTCTTGTCTGTCCAAAATATCTGGATGTTTCTCAGGATTCTTAGTATGACAAAAATCACTATAATATCTTCCGTATGAATAATTACCATCATTTTCAAGCTCTAAAAAATGTGTCTTAAACTTATCAGGTGTGTGCTTATAGAACTCTGCTACATCTTCAGAAATTTCTCTAAATACTTTTGACTTCATACATTCATTGTTTAACTTTATAGAGTCATTTTCTTTTTTGTCAGTAATAAGCTCATAATATTTATTACCAAGTTCTTGATACCACTCAAACCAAATATCTTGAAAGTCACTCTTAATTTTTTCAATATTTACCATGTAAACACCAGAACCATAAGTAGAACCTTCTAACTGATATTTGCCAAGTCCAAGTAAATATCCTTGCTCAACTGCTTTTGCAATATATCTACTAACAGACATTTGACTACACTCAAGAACTCTTGATAATAAGTTCTGCTCAAAAATTACTGCATCTGACCATTTCTCCTTAAGTAAGTTTTTTAAGTATGACAGTTCATATTTTGAGACAAATTCTTCAGTTACTTTTGCAACAGAAAACTTATCACCACCATCTAAGTTAGCATGATAAGCTACAACTACTAAAAGTTTTCCCATAGTAGTATGAGCTTTGCTATCACGCTTAGATGTATTACTTACATAATTATTTTTGTGATAGTCTGCAAAATACTGTTGTCTATCCATAACTTACTCCTTTCTTGGTGGCTCATATAACTTTCCATTATAATAAATTTCTTTTGTTTCTAAATCCTTATATGTGGTCATAGACATTCCACATACTACACACTTGCGATATTGCATCTGCATAAGTTTACCTTTATACTTCGTAAGATGACTACTAATTGCTTTACAATTACAATTACAATTATTACAAAATACTTCAGTCTTTCTATCTCTAAACATTCCCATACTAGAATCCTCCTTAAATGTTATACTTCTTAATACCTTCCTGTACTGCAAAACCAATAATATCTGAAACCTCATATTTCTTAGGACCTACTTCATACTGTAACACATTTTTTCTTTGAAAATAAATATTATAAGTAACTCCTTCAATAACTACAGGTTCTTTTTCCTTAAAATAAAGTGTAAGTGTCATAACTTTTTCCTCCTTATTATTTTCTCTTCTTAATTAAGTCAATGAGTACCAATATCATACATATTGTAAATGCCACACTTATTATTGTTGAACATATTACATATATGCAACTACAGATTTCGAAAATTGTTTCTAACATCATAATAAGCCTCTCAAATATTCAATCTTTCTACTAAGAACACTTGCCTCATATAACTTGTGCTCTTTTACCTTGACTACAAAAAGCTCCTTTAAGTTTTCAATAGTTTGTGTTGTGTGATTCATAATTACTTTCTCCTTTTTAAAATAAATACTACTATAAGTAAAACTTTAACCAATAATGCAATCTGCATTATTATATATAAATAGCCCTTCAGTGAAGCTATTTTTCCTATTATATATAAATAGCCCTTCGATGGACCAAAATGACTCACTGAAAATAATCTCAATAGTATGCTTACCAAAATATGTTATTGCTGTATGAGTCACCATTATTACATATAAATAGCTCTTCATTTCAAAATTACTTTTCCAAGGCGACACCTTAAACACATACTCAAATACTTAAATCATATATATAAATATAATAATCATAATTCATTTATACATAAATACATATTTAACTATTATTATATATTATAAACAAACATTTTTTTTTAACATTTGAAAAAACTGATGTTTGACCAAATAATATATTCTATTTTAACCAAAAAATGGAACTAGTGAGACTCGAACTCACGACATCTACCTTGCAAGGGTAGCACTCTCCCAATTGAGTTATAGCCCCAAAAAAGTATTGTGTAATTTCCCTCCAAAAAGTTTGCCTTTGAACATGTACTACCACATAGGACTTTATGCTGTTCCATATCCTTATAGTTAAATAGCACTTCATTTGAATTTTTTAACCAAAATAGTTTGAACTTAAACTGTTCCATTTACGTATACCATAAAGGCTATCACAAAGTAAGGTAAAGGCATATATTTTAAAATTAAGTTTTCGTTTCAACACCTTAAAACAAAAAACTTAAATCTTAAAATCATAAATACAATAATCATAATATTCATATATTACAATAATAACTATAATAACTATTATTATTATATTATAAGCAAACATTTTTTTTTAACACTTGAAAAAATCAAGCTTCAAACAAAATTTTTTAACAAATTAGGGGTGGGTGGCTAGTTCACCCCTTAAGAGAAGAGAATATAATAAGCAGAGTATGCGTTATTATCAATTATTATCGGTTTTACATGTGACGCAGCAAGCATTATTGCAAGCCACGCCACAATACCGTTTAGGAGAAAGTTATACAGAAAATCTGTAGCAGTAATGTGAGTGAGTTACTCTCACAAATATACTGTAAACGATTTGAACGTTTGCCCACCATAAAGGTAGCTCTGCCGACCTGAGCTAACAGTATACCATAGTGTTTTACACTATTATATATAAATAGCTCTTCGTTATCAGTTATTGCCATATTGAAATAAATCTTCCACTTCCACTAGTACATGTATACATTACTACACAATTACCATAATTCTCACCAGCATACGAATCATCACTCATTCGTATAAAGCCAACCTCATCACAATAACCATAATCTGTACATACACAAGTAATATTACGACCATTCATATTTGCACTACAACCTACATATACAGTAGGTAATGATTTAAATGCCTGATAGTTGTGGTCAGCAATATATATACAACTGTCACTCATATACCATATATAAGCATATCGCTCATCATTAGTAACAGATTGACTATCTCCACTACTTTGTAATCCAACTTGCAATATGCCATCGATAGAAAGAATACCATGGTCACCTGGAACAACTTCATTAGCTACCTCTACAGTAGTTTCTTCTATATAAATAGGTTCTTCTACTGCTTGAACACTTGTATTATTATTATTATCTTGTTGCTCCACAATTTCTATTGTCTCTGGTTCAGGTGCTAACTGTAGATAATGGTCTAACGACCATGGTATTTTAGTTTCGTAAGAAATAACATTATCCATTATTAACTTCTCAAATATACTATCTGTAACTCTACTTGTTGTATGGTTAAAATTGAGTAATACCATTAATATAATTAATTCACCCATAATAATACACCCCCTTATTATAAATAAATAGTCCTTAGTTATTGCTAAAAAGTGCAACGAAGAGCTATTTAACTATAATAGGTTAGTAATATAAGGAGGTAAGAATTATGAGTAATCGTTCAAGCAAATTTAAGTATATTCGTAAACTAGCTTGGGAACGTGACAGAAAAGCAAAAGCTGTATGTCATATTTGTGGTCAACCAATAGATTATACACTGCCTCCCTCTGTATATCCAGATTCATGGGAACCTGACCATATTATTCCATTTTCAAAAAGACCTGATTTGGAGCTCGACTTGAATAATATAGCGCCAAGTCATAGAAGATGTAATCGTGGTCGTTGTGATACTGATATTGTTGGTTTAGGTCAACAGAGCAGAGTATGGTAATAGGGGATATGGCGTTAAAATCTTAAACATTCCTAGCTCTGACCACACCACCCCACGTAGTTTTTTCTCTCCCCTGAAAGTATAATCTATTTTTAGGGTGGTATAAATTTTTAAAAATTAGGAGGAATATATTATGACAGAAAGTGAAAAAAAGTTGGTTGAGAAAATTTGTAAGAATGTAAACTCACCACTTAAACCACAAATTGAAACAATGGTTCAAGTTGTTTTGTCTTTACAGAAACAGCTTGAGGATAATTATGATAAATATTTAAGTCAGCCTTTATCGATAAGTGTAACCGTAGGTACTGGTGAAACAATAAATCGAGCAAATCCATTTGTACAAGAATATAGAGCTTTATTTAAAGATTATCTTGCTGCAATAAAGCAGTTGAAAGAAATTATTGATGATGTAAGTGTAGTTGAGGAGTTAGATGCTTTATCAAGTGTAAAGGAGCGATTCAAAATTGCCAAGTAAAAAGAAAAGGTCTATTGATATAAATGACCTTAAGGGTTCTACTGAGCCTAGAATATTCACTCCTCCAAAAAGAAAACTTACACCAAAAACATCATTAGGTTTTGCAGCTATTGATTATGCAAAAACTGTACTTAAACAAACTTTATATCCTTGGCAAGAATGGGCACTTATACACATGCTCGAAATAGAAGGTGACTTATCTGTAAAATGGAATTTTAGATTTAGAACAATTGTTATATTAGTATCAAGACAAAATGGTAAAACTGTTTTGTCAAAGGTATTAGCTTCATTTTTCTTAAATGTACTGGAAGTACAAAATATTTTAGGTACTTCATTATCTATTGATAAAGCACTTGAATCACTTGAGTCTGTTATTTCGGACCAAGAAAATATTCCGTCGTTAGCTAGTGAAATTGAAAAAGTAGTAAGAGTAAATGGTGGAAATAAATTAGTTCTTAAAGGAAAACGTGTTTACAAAATTGGTGCTCCTAATAGAAGAGCTGGTCGTGGTGATTCAAATGATTTAGTATTACTTGATGAGCTTCGTGAACATCGTAATTGGGAAACATGGTC